AATCTTCTATTGATATAAAACAAAAAAGCCCAACCTAATTAAAGATTGGACTTTGAAGCTCCCCCTCTTGGGCTCGAACCAAGAAGGTTATATCTATTATTTTTAATACTTTAAGCCTCTGTCAAACTATTAGCAACCGAATTGTATGCCTTTATTTATTTAAAACTATTACACTCTCCCTCATTAGATCTTTATTTTTTTGCTGAGCACTTGAGCTTATATAACGAGCGATTCTTATTTCTTCTATTTCAAATCCTGCATTTTCACCAATTTGTGCTAATATTTCATCAACTTGACAAATTTTTCCCCCATAAGAAGAATTAGAAACATTAATGTATGCTTTACCTCCAAATTTAAGTTTATCGTAAATATTTGATATAATACCATCCATATCGTTAAAATAACCTTTAATCATATTCGGAATATTTGAGTTCCATAAATTCCCGTTGAGATTTTTTAAGTGACTTAAATAATTCTCAATGTCATCAATATCTGGATAGTCAGTTTCAGGTAACTTAATCTGTACGTGCGAAGTTAAAGCTCTCTTTCTAAGATTTCTTTCTACATTAAAGTCACTAACATAACCTAAAATCCATAACTCAAGTCGATAAACATCAGTATAATCTCTTGAATTAAGATACGGAGGCGATGTTATACACAAGTCGAAAGATTCATTTTCAAATTCATTTAATTTAATTCTTGAATCAGCATTAAAAGATGTAGAGATGTTCTCAGTTAGTTGCACTTTTCTTTCACTTGATTTTATATCAATAAGATATACCCTAGCAGTCTCTAAAAATTTTGAATGTACTTGCTTTCTCGTGAAATTTCTAGCTTTCCAGTCTTTCCTATAACTTAAACATTTACCATTACGATAAACATTACTAAAAGGAACTAAAATACTAGCTAATGCAATTTCAAACAGGTTTGCATATTCAGGCATTAAAAAACAAATCTCTTTGATTCCTTTTAAAATATCAGCGATTGCGTTTGCAACAGGTCTGTTAAAAATCCACTTTGATTTATCTGAGCTTTCAAAAAAAGTTTTAGATTCTAATTGGGGCTCAGTAGTTCTTGATTTACAGTTTTTTAAATACAGTTCAAATTCCACTATCATTTTATCAAAAAAATCTCCTGAATAATCTAGTAATTTGCCTTTAGCGGTATTAAAGAAAAATGGATTACTCTCAATGGAGTGACATTTCACGTCAAACTCCTGACACGTTAAGGATGTGGTACCAATACCCCCAAAAGGTTCTAGACAAGATTCAGGGTAAATTTTCTGTTCGCCTAATATATCTCTAACAAACTCAGTAGAAAAACCTTCTACAAAAGGGTACCATCTGTGTCGTGAATGATGTTGATTTGAATTAAAAGAAACTAAACTTGCATATTTTTTGGTGTAATCTTTATAATTTATAGTGCTCTTCTTTTGTTTTATTTGATCCATTAAGTTCTTTTACTTTTTTTTATATTTTGCTTTTGTTGAGGCACTAGTGGACTCCAAAAACAACCTAAAAGGAGGTTTAAATATGCGTTTATTCCATTTTTCAGATTCCTCCCATACAATATCTTCATCTTTATTTCGAGCATCATAGAGAACTAAAATTCCCTTTACACAATTAACATCATCATCTAAATAGAAATGCAACTGATTAATACCTTCGTGAGCTCTTTTATGAGCAGCAGTACCTATATATTTATTTCCAGAACTTACACCTATCCATTTAACTTCGAAGATATAAACCTTTCGAGTTAATTGATGAACAACTCTTATGTCCAAACGATCAGCAGTATGATTATTTAGGCATTCTGCATCTACAATACCGTCGGAAAGACTTCTATCCAAATATAAGTAGAGATCTTGTGCTAACATATTTTCAGGTGCACTTCTTAAAATTCGCTTTGCTTTGCTTTTCCAATAAAACGGCATAGAACTTTTATGAAATTGATTACGGTACCTTTCTAATACCGATTCAATTTCCGTAATAGTTCCCCTAGAATCATAACCCCTATAATCTTTCTCATTCCAAATATTTGGAATATATTTTATATAACCATCATAGTAAAAGTGCAAAGCGTTACCCTGAACAAGAAAAAATTTTATTGAGGTTTTATCTCTTCCTAAATCATTTAGCTCTTCGTAATCATTAATAAATATATTTTCAAAAATTATATTTTCACTTAATTTCAGATCATAACCAACTTCTATTACATTCCCTATATATAAGTCTCCAGCGTCAATTACACTTTCCAAATAACCTTCATCAAGTTGTATTCCATCAGTATATTTAGTGTCATGAACTGCTAAAACAAAGGGTATACAAGAATCAATTTTTGACTGATAAACTTTGCCATAAAGTAATTTTAAAAAATTAGTTAAAAGCTGTAAATTATCTACAGGAGAACTTTGTTGTCCCGCTCTATGAGACATTTTCGCAAAAATACTATGCTGAATGGTCATTAAAATTCTACTTTGATCATCCATTGGCTGATTGATCTAGAAATTGAGAATATAAAAATTCATAAAAACCAATTAAAATAAATTCAGTATTATTTCTTTCATTTTCTTGATTCAACTCGATGTAACCCATTTTAACATAGTCCTTGATAAGCGCGATAAGTTCATAAGTGGGCAAACTTTTATTTTCTAAATCAATAAAAGCATTGTGTTGTTTCTTTTTGTACTGTAAAAAAGTAGAGTCCTTATAAACCAAATTAACTATTTTATCAAAACCAGAATATTCACCATTTTGATTTTTTAAAGTAATTTGCTCTGAATAAATCCTTGATAATCTAAATATTACTGAATACCACCATTTCTTTTCTTCTTCCTTATCAAGACATATAAGGTTATTAACAACTGAAACTCCAGCTTCTGAAATTTTGTATTCAGCGTTAGAAGCATTGTTACTAAATGATTGATAGTCCGAAATATTGACATAGCCGTTGGACATCAATTGATCTAAAGAATTTTGGATGTCAGGAGAATAAGGACCTCTTTTGTAAGACATAAATCTTATTGTGCTTAAAATTATTTCTTTGAGTGGAGAATAAAGGTTTGCTAAATAAATAATTTTTTGAATTGCTATTTTGGACAAACCATAATTGTTACCCTCAAGATCTGATGAGTAGAGAATATATAGAATTTCATTAGCCCTTTGATAATTTTTAAAAGGTATGTGATTCATATGTTAAATTCGTTTAACTTTTCATCATAAAAAACTTTATCATCTAAGCTTAGATTTCCGAATTCAATAAAATTTAAAATATTGAGGTTCTTACCCATACTTAATTTTAATTTTTGAACGAATTCTGGCTTGCTTAAGTTTACTATTAGTATAAGTGGTAAAGAATTATTTTTTGAATAATCGATAAACGCATCTGCCAATTTATCTGTAAATTTTAAATCAAAAGCACCTTCAGACGTTTCGAAAATTGCAAATCCAGTATTTTTCACCCCTGATATTTTTTTGTATAATTCTAAAAGACTGAGTCGGAATATATATTCCAAAAAATACCTTTGAGATGTACTACAATGACGTTTTAATGTTCTTTTCTTGTTTTCAAAATTTGGAACATAATGCGCCTGCCTAATTTTTTCGAAATTATTAGTCTTTTTTAACTGTTTAGTTTCTATTTCAAGTCTACAATCGTTTCTAAAATATTTTTGTGCATAACTCATAAATATTTTATTTAATTCATTAAGATGCATATCAACCTGCTCACTTAAAGCATCATTATACTTCTCCAATTTAAGGGCTAGTTTTTTAGCCCTCTTTTCATCTGGTTTTATATCGTCTTTTATTCTTTGAATTGTGTCTTCAATCGTTTTAATTTCAACATCATATTGATCGTAATTTTTTGTTTTCTCAAGAGTACCTAAATCAATTCCTAATTCCATAAGGCGAATACTTATAGTGTCAATTTCCTTACTTAGGATGTCTATTTTTGACTTATATTCATTATTACTAAGGAAAATTTTATCTTTTTCCTTTTGAAGCTTTTTATTTGTTTCTCCCAAACTAATCGTTTCCTTCTCCAATAATTCTAAGTCGCTAGCTAATTTACTAGGATCAATGTCTTTAGGTTTTGGCACCTTGCTTAAATTTGAAGAACAAACCGGGCAACTATCGTGATTAAGCTTATCTAGTATTTTCGATTTTTCTAAATGAGCGACAGAGTTATCGCAATAAATGCAAATGTTATAGGCTCTTAGTTTACTTACAGCAGTTAAAATTTTATTATCCGAGTAGGAGGTTTGATAAAAATTTAGCTCTATTTCAGTGATTTTCTCACTACTTTCTTCCATCTTGAGCTTCGACTCTTCTAGTTTAAAGCTTATTTTGTTGAATTGCTTTAGAGACTGCTTCCAACCCTCTATATTCGAATCTCTTTCTTTCTCCTTAGAATTCTTGAGATTTTTCAGCTTTTCAACTTCAGTTTTCAACTTTTCTGAATTTCCACCCTCTGAATCCTTAGCTTTAAGCTGTTTAATATCCTTTATCCTTTTATTATACGCATTAATTTGCGTATCTCTTTTCCTATTTATTTCTGATGTCAGTTTTGATAATTCTTCTGCTATATCCTCATACTTGCTTTCAAAACCAACAGGATTAATTAATAACTGCAAAATTTTGGACTGCTCTTTAAAATTCCAAAGCAAATAATTACCTTCTTCTTCTCTAACTAAAAATTTTTCGAGCAGAAAAGCTAAATCCTCTAATTTGCTCAGCCGACATATTCTGAGTATATCCGTTTGATAATCAGAATAGTCTTTTTCCTTACCATTGATTTTATAACCGACTATTTCGTCCTCATAAATTTTTCTCTCTATATATATCTTATCGTTCCCAATTGAAAAGTTTAATTTTAAAATGGCTTCTTCGCTATGGTCATTAGAAGAACTTCTACTTGCAAAATAATCTTCGTCGATTTCAAATAAATCATTATCTATTGACGCTGTTAACCCTACTAATCCGTAAATAATAAGATTTGTAGTGGTAGTCTTACCTAATCCATTTACTCCAATAAATAAATTCATTTTATTTACTACCTTATAATCCCATTTTTTTTTAAACAAATCATAACCACTAACAGAAAGCTTTGTTATTTGAGGAAGGCGAATATAATCGGGATTTTGAATCAAAGACATTTAAAATTTATTTATGATTTAATATTAGTAAAAATATCGCCATGAAAGTCTCAATTTTTATAATTCCTCCTATATTTCCAAATAGAACCTCCAGCATTTTCACGTTCTCCTCTACAACATCTAGCAATGCACGTCTTACTGATTCCAGATTTTCTTGATGCCTCAGCGACGGACTCATAAGTGGCTACCTTTAGGCCAGAAAGGGAAAGCTGAATGATTTTTTTCCTGCGTTTGTCTACTGGCGCTACGAATGGCTCTTCTAAAATATACGACCAGAAATAATCTTTACAACTCCTGTTAGTTCCTATGCACGCTGAGCCTATTGCACTTTTAGATGCACTTACTGCATGAGCTGCTTTTTGAAGACTGTCAAATCTTTGAATAAGGTTACCTTCAGGCTTACTGTATTGATAAACAGATTTTTGAAACCCTCCCCCACTATCTGAATTATACCCAATCTCATTAGATTTAAAATTCAAAACATATTGCTTTTCTTTCTGGGCAAGCTCATCAATATTCTCTGCCGTATCAATAGTCTCCCAAGCAAATGCCTCAGGGCCATACGTTGCAATAGCATTAAATAATTTTCCGTCTTCCCCTCTAATTGCTCGCTCTGTGTGATCTAACTGTCTTTGACGTAACGAATAAGTAGTTGCTCCGATATATTTTTCACCTGATTGTTTATGGGTAACTGAATAAATAATTCCTGTTTTTTTACTTTTCATAATTATAAAAAAAGACAGGGTAGTAAGGTAGAAATAAGTAAAACTTTTATAATACTCTATATTTTAATCTATTTATACCTGTCTATCCTGGCAGGTTAATATTATTTTTTAATTATTTGGTACTTTTTATTACGACTTATAGTATCAATCGCATTTAAATATTTGCCCATTTTAATTACTGAAAGAGTTTTCGACAGGTCTTGCTTCTCAAATGAAGAAATTAGCTTTATTATTTCTGTAGGGCTAAGCCTAAGAGTTTTTGAAGTTTCAGTTTTTTTAGCTTTTTCGAAATACTTTAAGAAATATTCTTCTTCAGGCTCGATTTGCCTATACTGTTCGTTTATTAAGTTGACTGTACTTTGATCAGAACTATCAAACCAATATTGAAAGCCATCCTTCCACAGTTGATAAGCCTGAGCATAAATTTTATCTATATCAAAATTTACATTAGAATAAAAACTTTGCGCTTCAAAAACTAAAAATCTTCTATTACCTGTTACGTCTTTTAATAATGCTTTATTATTAGTACTTCCAATGAAGGAAGCTCTTCTAATAAAATCTTTAGAATAAGTACCATAAGCTCTTCTTAATTTGATTGTTGACTTCGTTATAATTTCTTTGAAGACTTCTACTTGTTTTGTAGAAAAAGACCCCATCTCCTCCATATTTATAAGAATACATTCAGATAGTGAAATGACGGTATCCTTATCTGCAGGGTTAATCATTCCCGAGGAAACATAATTTTTTAACTCAAATGGAATTAAATTCTCAATCCAAGTCGACTTTCCTACGCCTTGTTTACCGATTAAAATTAGAGCTGTCTGATTAACTGGTTTTTTATCTAGAGCGCAAGCTATCATAGCCACAAACCACTTTTTAAATGCCCACCTAAAATTTACGTCATTATTAGTCTTTATTGAATCTAAAAAAAGAGCAATGTGATCTGTTTTTTTATCCCAATCTGGTAAAGAATTAAAATATTCTTGAAAAGGATCATACTTATTGACGAAGTCAGACATTAAGAGGTCTGAAAGTTGCCTTTTACCAATAGGAATATTAACATTTAGAATCTCTCTATGAATAGTGTTTAGTTCGTAATCTTCGATTTTAGTCCATTCAGAAACAGATTTTTTTTTAAAATAAGTTCTATGATTTACTACGTTAAAATGTAAATCGTAAAATTCAAGTAAGTGATCCTCTACAGGCTTTAAAGTACTCATAACAGCATTATTAAGTTTAACTATATTTTAATTTATAGTGTAAAACTACTTTTAATACCAGCTGAGTTAATCCCTTTGACTCTCGGATTTGTAAAGTACTTACTTTACAGATTTTTGTAGATTTTTAAATTTTGGTATGGTTTTTTTATAATCAATTAAACACTCTTCAAGTTTTGCATCAGGTTCTGAACGTTTGTCTATACAGCTCGATATAGTCGCTGATACGTTTACTATATTTTTAAAATCTGAACTTTTTCCTACCTGTGACTGAAAATGCATCTCAATTAGATTCCCTAATTCAGTTTGAGAAAATTTTTTCTCAAGTAGGCCGTGCTCATTAAAATATAGCATCAAGTGACAAATCGCTCTTTGTGAAAGTTTTAGTTTAATTTTATTCTCTGAGAAATCCTCCGCAAAGGAAGTTCTAACTATGCTGTGAACTTTATCTAGAACCAGATTCAACGAAGTAATTAGAGGTTTTTTAAGTCCTGAGGTAAGATGCCTTATTCCTTTAGCTTCAATTAAAAAACCATTCAACTCATCTATTTTTTGCTCTTTCAAGTTAAGAATAGCAGAATCGTTCGTGTTCATAACTATTAAATAATCCTGCTCTACCCTTCTTATGTACTGATTTTCAATTTTTTTAAGTAAAGGTGTAAGATAATCTTCTAGAAGGTGTTTTTTTACCTCTTCTGGAGGTGTGTCCAAAAATGGTGGTTCAGGTATTGCATCTAAGTCAAACTCGTTCACATATATAGAACCTTCTTCATCTATATCTTTTTCTAAAAACCCCAGCATATTTGATTTGTAGAAGCTTCTTTTTAATTTTCTAAATTTTTCTGGAGCTATAAGATCAGTATAATTTGCATTTGGAAAGCTCATAAAATATTTCCGGCTCATAAATCTAATTCGTTTTCAGGGTTTTTATTTAAGGAGTTGAACGACTCAAAAGAATTAGTAACAAAATACAACATAAACTCCATAATCTAGATATTCTCTTTTTAGCTATGATATTATAATGGATGCAGCAGTATTTCAAAATAGTAATAGAAATAAGCCTGATCTTCGATAATAAATATGGTAGTACCCTTACTCGATAGCTTTACTGCACTTACCTCTTTTACTTCTTTCTGGCTGATAGTACCAATATCAACCTTAGCTTGTACTGCAAAAGGACAGTACAGCTCCTTTACTTTGTTATACCAAGTCATAACTAAAATGCTATGAGGTGAACAAAATTTAAATAAATCTGCAATTTCGTCTGTCTTCATTTTCGTTTAAATTAAAATGCCCAGTATTACACTGAGCATTTTTTAGCTATGATATATTAATTTAGGAACCAAGTAGGTGTTTTATTCAGAAGCGAATTGCTTAGTTCTTGTACTACCTCTTGAGCATTAACACTTCGATTCAGGAAAGAATCAATATAGCTGCTCTTATTTGCACCTGTTAGCAAATTGTAGGCATTCCACAAGTTAATATCTCCATTTTCACCTCTACAGAAGCTGTTATCTTGATAGTAATCACGCGCAACAGCGTTAATCTGACCATCATTAAGAAGCATAGGTATCAAACTTTCTTTTTCGTTCTTAGGCAGATAATTATATAGCCTGCATCTACCTAAAAACTGTGCAAATTGCTTCTCGCTTAGACTCTGTGTTGAATATTTAAGCATCTGTGTCAGGTGGTTTTGCAATGCGTAACTTTCAACAACGTCCACTAAAGCCTTTTTTAAATCACCTATTCCACCTACTCTTAAATCTCCTGCGAAACCATCACTAGAAACGCAAAGATTTGTACATACCTGATTTTTAAAGCCGATGAAAAATTTAAACTTTTCTAAAGATTTTTTGCCGTATAAATTCTCTTGATTATAGGCTCTAACACCACCAAGAGTCAATGAAAGCTTACTTCCGCTTATAGTCTCTGATATGTCAGGTATTTCCAAAGCAAACATCATACGTTCATAATAAATTGTCTTTTCGTTATCCTGTAACTCTTTTACAGGCTTTCCTATGGCGCTGGGTATTCTACCCTTAACGATATGACTCACTCGTATTTCAGGCATTAATATCTGATTCCCCTTAAAAATAGACTCTGCACAATCCCGCGTTGCATCAATAAAATCCTGATGTGGGATTGTACACTCATTATCTTTAGAAAATACTGGGATAGTACAATCCTGCTTTAAATGGGAGAAGCTAACATTGTGCGTGTTAGCTTCTATAAAATTGGCGTTACTTGGTTTAACAACCTCAGTATCACTAATGACTAGTTTATTAGGTGAATTACTTATGAGCTCCATCTTCCTTTTGATTTGCTGTTAATATTTGATGATTTGGCACTATAGCATTCCGTGCTTCTTCTAATTGCATCTTACGCTTAAGCACCTCTTCTAGAATTGACGATTGCAGATTCGGATATTTAGAATACACGTGCCTTAAGCCCTCAAGTGTCTCACACTGGTTTATTTCTTTACGAATCTCTTCTACTTTGATACCCTCCAAACACCAGCTCACAAGTTTTTTACCTGTTGCTGAATTAATTACAAACTCTGGTTTATTCATAAATAGACCTGTTCTGTCCTTGGAAGCTTTAACTAAGTGCTTTTCATTAAGAAGCTCAAAATTAACAGTCAATTCGTATTCAAAACCTTCTCGTGTTATTTCTTTAGTGCCGTGCTTAATAACTTTGGTTTTACCATTAGCCGCTGTGTCCATCGAATAGTTAACTTTCCTCCTGACACTTGTAATCACGTGGCATTGTGATTGAAGAATTTTATCAATAAAGGTTTGATGGCGTGGACTCACTTTAGACCAGTCTTGAAATCTACCGCCTAATTTTTCGTGAATTTCTAAGCAGCCTCCGGCACCATTCCACTCGTGAGTGATGCTATCTATAATAATAACTTCTATACCTGCTTTCTCGCAGACTTCAATAGCGTGAACATATCTTTCTGGCGGATAAGGTGCTTCTAAATTAATCACTTTGAAATCCCCTAAATGAGCATAAAGGCTTGCTGAACCATTTTCAGTGTCAATGACAGCTATTTTATTATAATCTTCAGTGATCCCAAATGCTAATAATAATGCGCTGTAGGTTTTACCAAAACCTGATGGTCCTGATATACCAAGTCTCAGTTTTACCTGCTGACGTTGTGCCGTTTGTAATTGCATATTGATTTTATTTCTAATTAAATGTTGAGTATAGAGTGTATATAAAAGATAAAGAGCCGATTAACGGCTCTTTGATTACATAACAACTCATTTTTAAATTACCTGTGCTTCAGGTACAATAGGATCTGATATCATTTCGTGTGTATTATCTTTATATTCCCAGCGATGCTGAAGCATAATACTTTCTCCTGTTTCTGGTAAAATGTATTCGTAAGGTTCCGTCTCAATTTTCTCAATAGTTCCAGGAAATTGAGTTCCTATTACACTTCTGCAGGTATCCTCATCGAACGTGCTTGGAACTGAACAGGTTTTAGCTGTAAAGTACATTTTGCCAGAGCTCTGACTTTTTACAGGTGTAATACCACCTTGTAAAACCAAAACGAAAAATTCATCCCCATTTTTTGTTTCTCTCTTTTTGTAATCTTTAATTGTTACCATAGTTTTTAATATTAGATTAACTAGGTAGGGGACCTTTCCCCACCTCAATTTTAGGGAGGGGTGCTTTGGTAATTACATCTCACAGGTATCCATAGAAAAAGGCTCCAAAAAAATTAGAAAAATTTTTGAAGCCTCTTTTAAGAAAATATGTTGGCTAAGCTAAGATGAGATATCTATATTTTTTTTACGTCTTCTTTAATAAATCTGATTGTATAATTTAAAGCAAGTTTGAAATTTAAAATTTCAGTAAGATCGTGATGGTTGTCAGGGTCTTTTTTCAAAGGAGAGATATAAAAATTTGAATACAGCTTTCCAGGGATACTATTTGGCTCAAGCAAATTGTTATATTGGTTTGCGTAAAAACCAAGCCGATCTATAATAAACCGTAAATGGTCATCTTCGCTTTTTTGGATATTATAAAGTCTTGCTTGCTTTACTAACTCCATCGCATATTTAGAATTGTTCACTTTAGTTCTCAAATTCCGAGAATGATACAGCCAAAGTGCTATTGAGGAGCTGAATAACATAACCTCAAATTTACCTTCTTGTGATAATTTCATATAACTACTTTCCATATCCGCCACGCTTGTCTTGGCTAGCTTCAGTAACTTATCTTCTAAAGTTGTTGAATCTGAATTTTCAGATTTAAATAATTCAAATAATCCCATTTATATATTATTTTTAATAGCTTGAGGTAAACTTTTTTCGATTTCGTGAAACAATGCTCCTTTCTCCATTACTTCGTTAACCTCTTCTGACATACCTAGAAATTCCGAAGCACTAAGTACACTTCCCACAGTATGTTGATAGGCATATGCAACAGTAATAAAACCTCTATCAATCGTAGGCACAATTAGTTTAGTCATCATTGATATTTCATATTTCTCCATCTTATCGTCAATTCCTACTACAGATATATAAGCAAGTGTTAAAAGATTCTCTTCATATTGATATCTACTAGGATTCATTTCGATTTGAGGCAAAAGCTCTTGAAGCATATTATTAAGTCCATTAAATGACTTTGCAAGATCATTAAGCTCTCTTCCTTTCTTAAAAAATTTAAACATATTTGAAAATTTATTGGTTAGATAATTTTAATGAGGTTAAAAGTAAATACTCTTAACCACTGATGTTTACGGAAATACGTAAAAGAAACTCTATATTACGAATATATATCTTTTGTTATGATATATCATAACCTGTTGCTTTTAGTATTTCAACATCTTGTAGCAGATGTTGCTAACGGAACAAGAAAAAAGGTTTTTAAAAAACTTAGGCAAGAATATTGCTAAGCTAAGAAAGCTTAATGACTTAAGCCAGTTAGACTTGTGTGCAAAAATAGATATGGAAAAGTCAAACCTTTCTGCAATTGAAAATGGCAGACAAAACGCTACATCATTAACACTTTTAAAGATTTCTGAAGCGTTAAATGAAGACGTGAAAAATCTTTTTAACTTCTAGTTATTTAATCTCCCTAAGTCGCTGCATAGCTTCTGATACTTTTTTCTGAACCACCTTTCCGTAGTAGTTTTGAGTTATTTGAATACTAGAGTGCCCAAGAAGCTCACTTACTATCTCAATTGGAACATCGTTATATAGAAGTACCGTAGAAGCAAACGTTTTTCTTGCCGTATGATGACTAATTACCTTATTAATTCCTACTACTTCTGCGATTTCCTTTAAATACGAGTTAATCTTTTGGTTACTAAACTTAGGAAGCACATACTCTGATTCATTCTTATATTTAGTAATTATCTCGTTTGCTTTAGGTAAAACCGGTACAGATAAAGACTTATCTGTTTTTTGTCGATTCATTTGAATCCAAATATTACCATCGAAACCTTTAATTAAATTTTTGTATTTCAGGGTTGACATCTCTAAATAAGCAAGACCTGTATAACAACAAAAAACAAACAAATCCCTTACGAGACATAGACGAGGTTGTGAAAATTGAAATTCCTCCAACGTATTAAGTTCCTCAGCAGATAAAAATACAACCTCCTTCTTAGCCCTTCTGGCCTTATAAAGCAAAAATGGATCTTTATCTAAGTATCCTTTTGCTACAGCCTCTTTAATAGGTTTCCTAAACCGTTGTATGGCTTTATTAATAGTAACCTGCTTCTGATCCTTCACAGTTTTTAGATAATATTCCAAGTCACTCAAAAATTGAAGATTTAGCTCTTCAAGAGCAATGTCTCGCTTTTTGTATTTCTTTTTAATGAATGCTTCAACATCAGAGCAGACGTAGTTAAATTTATTCCAGGTTACTTGTTTGATGTCTTTACCTACTAAATAGCTCTGATCCTTCAAATACCTTTTAAAATAACTAATTACATCTTCTTTCTTTTTAGTTTTTTTACCTGTGTAAGTTTCGAATATTTCATTTACCGTAAAATCAACTCCTTGAAGCTGATTAGAAAGTAATGCTTTTCGAATTTTTTCCTTTATTAGAGACAGCTGAGTGTTTAAAAACAAGGCTTCATCACTTCTACCAATAGCTTCTTGCTTCTTAGCATTCCATCTTTCTGGCTGGATAGCCAAGCCTGTTGCAAAAGCCTTGCGTGCTTTTTTAAAGGTCAATCTGCAGGATACTGGTGAGTATCCTGATTTGTTCGTTTTCGCTAAACTAATAACAAATCGAACTGATAATTTTTCTGAATTCATAACCAATTGATTTTAGTGAAACAATTGGCATACAATTCTGGTCTAAAAATGGGAACCTCGAGATTCTAACTGGGAACCTTATTGGGAACCTTTTTTATTAAAATAAGTTGACAAGTTGGCTTTTGAGGATTTTTCCTAAATAAAGTATTACACAGCGTAAAACGCAGTTTTACAATATGTTATAAAACAAAAAAGCCTCAACTATAAATAGTTAAGGCTTAATCTGCTCCCCCTCTTAGTCTTCCTTCGGCTCGTTCCTCGCTCAGGATAAACTTCTCGCCAAATCTTCTATTGATATAAAACAAAAAAGCCCAACCTAATTAAAGATTGGACTTTGAAGCTCCCCCTCTTGGGCTCGAACCAAG